AAGTGTCTGATTGATCTTTTCACTGGATCGTTGCCCGTCCAGTATCCATTTTCGTATAAGACGGAACAATAAAGGCTCTTTCATTAAGTTTGGAAAGAGCGGCCTTGATAGGTTCTGCTCGTCTGTCACCAGCTCAATAGCTAGGAGCAAAGAGTGATCACGGACTTCCGTGATTATACTCTCCTTGATGTACAGTTCTAGTTCGCTAAGTCTTTTGCTCCAGTCGACTCCTTGTTCCCATCGGAAGCGTTGTCCTCTGAGCTTTCCTCCGCTTTTTTTGGTCTTGCAGGCCCCCAAAATGGGTTAATATCACCGATGGCATACCAGATTTCAGTTACCATCTCTGGAGGCATTGAGCGGACAACTGTTTCAATTTCAGCTTCCGTGGCATTGTCTGAGAGGACAGGCTTGCCTCCATCCTCTACAGGCTTATCCGTCTTAGGAATGTTCGTACCGGCAAAGGTGCGAACAATCTCGAATATCATCACTCTGAATCCAGCCGGAGGGACAGGGATGCCATTGAACAAATCAGTGTTGTTAGTCCACCATTGGTCTTTGGCAAGCTCGTCCTCTGCAGTAACAGAGCGGATTCTCCAGTACCAGTCCGGTTCTTTCTTGAAATGATACTCGAATGGGATCAGGGATAGATACTTTCCAAAATTCACTTAGTCCTCCTAGTATGTAGCGACATCATTAACCAGTACCACTTCAATGGTAGGATCTGCTGTCGGACTGGCAATGTACATGCCACTGACGTTCATCACTATCTGTCTCTGAGCAATCAAGTCCAACGGGGTTGCAGTCCAAACAACATTGGCATTGCCAGATGCTTCGGTCTGCCCGTTGGCGTTAATAGTCAGAGAGTGCTTCGTACTCCCACCTGCCAGCTGATCAGACTCAAGGTAAATCTTGAAGTCAGCCTCCTTGTACATGGATGCTATCCAGTCGCCACTTGAGGCAGGATCGTACAGCATCTGTTCATAGAGAGTCTTGTCATCAATCTTTACCACAAGGTTAATCATGGCAGTACGGTGAACAATATCGAGACTGCCTGGGGAGTCAGCGCCCACTATCCATTGCTGGTCTAGAGGGATTATGTTCGCAACAGCAAACGATCCAGCCAGAACCTTAGCACTGGTACCAGTAGGCAACTCCATATCACTGTCAGCAGCCGTCAAGAACTGAGGGCCACTATCAATGGATGGAGACCATCCAGATGTGCCTTCGATCTTTGGTTCTCGACCAATGACAGCCACAGTGCCATTGACAAATCCAGGGGCTCGCCAATCAAGGCTGAACCCACTCACAATGCAGTCAGGGTAAATCTCACCCCAGCCAGTGATACCCCCAGGCTGAAGACGATAAGTGTAGTACGGTACTGTGAAATCGCCGTTCACAGAATCAAGCGTGAATGTGTGTGTATATGGAGCAGCAGTGCCGGAGTCCGAACACTCACCGAGAGTCCCCAAAAGCAGGTCTCCGATAGTGTCAGGACGTGGGGTGAACTGCAGTGCTCCACCGGTCGTTACGCCGACCTTAACAACAGAACGCTCAAAAGCTCCACCACCTACCTCAGGCCCGAGTGGAAGTACAACATTGTTAGGGCCAAATGCGCCCCTTCTGAACAATAAGTACTTAAAGCCTGTAGTAGCTTCAGTGCCAAAAGCAGTCTGTTTAGCTAAACCTAGATATGAACCTTCAACAGCGGTCATCTTAGTTCTCCTTTAAGTTGTTATGTACCGTGAAAGAACTTATATCAGTCTTCCACTTCTCTCCGGTGGGCATGACCGCATAACCTTGCCATTCCCACATCCCAGTCTGATCTAAAAAGCCAGTCTCGGCTACACAGTAGCACTTTCCATCAGTACCATCAGTGACATAGATACCGTTCTTTACAACTGTAGAATTATCTGGTTTCTTGAAGTGTATCTCTAATGTCGTACACTCAGAAATATCAACCACGGAGGTACGATCCTTAAAAGTCATAATGAACTCAGTACCAACGTCACCTTTCCTTATTTCATTTGCGCCCATGATAACCTCTATCCACTGTCAGACTTAGACCGACATATATAGGATGTACGGGACAGCTCTGCATCTATGTAGGCAGATCGTTCTCTGCCCTGATCAATGTACCCTGTTCTCTCGAGTATCTCGAAGTCGAGCCCCAATAACTGCAGGCTCAGGATCGCGGTGATCAACGCAATGGCACTCAGGCTAGCTGAAGCGCCCATCTCCATAGATGCCCTCGCATCAACAGAGATAACAGCGCTCATACTGCTACGAGCACTAAGATCCTGAGATGCGGAGGCCACCACGTTTCCTGCGGAACTGAATAAGAGCGAGCCACTCACATACTTGGTAGGACTAGCGACTAGCCCTCCAGCTGCCGACATGACCGCTCCACTCAGGGTTATCCTGCTGGATGTGGCGGTTAGCGATCCGACACCGGAAACAACGGTAGCAGCGCTATATTCAACGGTGGCTGAGGTGGTTATGCTACCAACGCCGTTAAGTACAGCCTCGGCCTCAAACTCAGCCAGCGCTTTACCATCAGCAGTAATGTTACCAACACCACTTAAGGAGATGGTCGCATTTCTGTCTACACTGGATAGCGCTACAAGTGCGCCAACACCACCTATACTAACCGAGGAACCTATGTCGCGGATTGCTGAGGCAGTTATAGTACCTATAGCTGACAGCTGTGCCGCTCCAGCTCGTTCTACCTTTCCGTTCAGGGTTAGAGAACCAGCACCAGCTAAGCCCGTTGCTGCTTGGTATTCGACAAATGGGACAGCTCCTAGACTACCAACACCTCCAAGAGCTGTAGCCGCTTTTATCTCACCTTCGAGCAGCGCAGTAGGTGTAATCGCTGCTATGCCAGCCAGCTCAACAGTAGCTGCCAGTATGACCCCCGACGTAGCCGAGACGCTACCTATGGCATCTAGCTGTGATGCGCCGAATATAGTGCGAACACCAGAGGCTGTGACCGTACCCGTACCGGATAGTAGAGTTGAACCGAATACGTTCTTGCTTGAGCTTGCAGTGAGTGTACCAACTCCACTCAATGAAGCCTGAGCAGAAACGCTCTTACGTCCAACTGCGGTGATTGCGCCCTGTGTTTCTAATGTTACAGCAGCGCTATAAATAACGCTACTGGAACTTGTTAATGTACCAACACCTCCGAGTACAGCCTTTGCCTTGGCTTCACCCTCTAGGATAGATGTCGCTGTAAGGCTACCAACTCCACCCAGAGATGTCTGTGCCGAGTAGTCCACCTCCGCAGAAGCAGAGAGTCCACCGACACCATCAACAGCAAGCTGAGCACCGAGCTCAGTACTTGCCGTTACTACTATTGTACCAAATCCTGATAACTCTGTGGAGGTAAATAGGTCAAGTCCTGCATTAATAGTTACTTGACCTTCTCCACTCAATAATGTCTGAGCCTCAAAAGTAACTGAGGCTTGAATGGTGACATCACCAACGCCACCCAATACAGCAGCGCCAACAACTATAGCGGATGTTCCACCATAAGCCGTGAGACTGCCAATACCGTCTAGCTGTACTGCACCAGGAATATCTTTAGAAGGTGCAGCTGCAAGACCGCCAACTCCGTCTAGTTGAACCGTGAACCCACGATCCATCGAGGCAGCAAGGGTAAGACTTCCAACCCCGTCCACCTGTACAGCAGCTTCTATATCCTTGCTTGGAGCAGCTGTGAGACTACCTACACCAGCTAAAATTGTTGCAAATGGAATATCTTTGGAGGGAGCTACCGTAACCCCTCCGACGCCGGAGAGGGAAGTTGCCCCAGGTACATCCTTCTTGCCAGCAGCTGTGACCCCTGCGACGCCACCAACTGCTACAGCACCGTAGACATCTCCACCTTCGGCTGCCGTCTTGGCTGAGAATGAATGTAGTTTCCCAGGAATACCTAATACAGATAGTTCAGTCCTCTGAGCAACGGGAGGTTCAACACTTCCTGCTACAGCTACACTTCCTACTCCCCCTAATGAGGTCTGAGCGCCGAGGTCGGACTCCGCAACTGCAGCTACCCCACCTATCCCACTCAGGCTGATAGCTGCTGATATGTCTTTACTTGGAGCAACCGTAACACTGCCTACACCGTTAAGAGTGACAGCCCCGGGAATATCAACAGATCCAACAGAGGTGATACTGCCAACCCCGTCAAGTACCGCCCCTGAGAATAACTCCTCCCCAGCAACGACCGTTGGGAAAGCTGTTAAGCTCCCAATCCCACCAACGGAGGCTGCCAGAGCAATGTACTTTGATGGAAGGGCAGTTATACTGCCCGTCCCGCCTACAGAGCTAGATCCACCAAGAACTCTTCTAGCTACGAGCGAGACGTTCCCAGCACCGTTAAGTGTAGTAGCCCCATACACCGTGGGAGACTGGAATGTCAGTGTCTGGCTGAACTCAACCCATGGACAGTATTCAGTTGTCTCGGTATCGTTCTCTGGAAGGTCTGTGCCTGAGTTATCGCCGATCTTCAGCCAGCCATCACTGTGATCGCCACCACCAGTCGGGTCACCGCCCTGACCAATTTCAAGGACGATGCGGTCACCTGATTGAGCAACTACCTGTGTTGTTGTGGCAGAGAACTGGCGGTTAACATAAGAGGTATCTGACATCATCGTGTTATCACGAGTGATAGCCAGTACCGTGCCTCTTACTGTACCGCCATCACCAGAAACAACCCTGACCGTGATAGCGGTATACAGATATGCCGTAGTAGCAGACATGTAAGCCTGGATCTGCCACTTGAGCGTCTGAGCAGTTATTGTTTGTCCCTCTATGGGATCGGAGACATATACAAAGTGCAGTACATTAATGTCTGACTTGCTGCTGTAATCAACGTTGTGGGTGACAAACGAGGAGCTTATCTTCGAGATGACGGTCTTATAGTATGGAGCACCATAGGTATAGTCCCAAGGCCCGTAGGCTGGACTTACCGCAGCTGCACCTGAACTAGGAAGATAAAATCTCGTTGCCATATTAGACCACTATAAACGTGTCCCCATTCTGCGGAACTTCCGTGACCGCAGTGAATGTAAACAGTCCACCAGAACCAGTATAATCGGTAATGTTGGTAGCCTGATTAATAAGTGCTCCGCTCGTCCAGATAATGATCCTTCCATTGAAGTGGTCATCGGTAGCCTCTGATACGTTAGAGGTCATCTGAGTTGTGGACAACGTGCCGGTCTGAGCAGTACCACTCACTACTGTAAGGATAGATGCTTCCATCCGGTCAGCGGCATTGGTACTACCTGAAATAGCCTGAGCATCGACGGGAATGTCAGCAGGCTCGGCAGGGTAAAGCACAATGGGGGTAGTCTTCCCCTCGGTTGACTTCACAATGATCGCCACAACATCAGCGTTCATCTCGGTCTGAGTTAGATCAAGGTAGTACATTCCACTGGACGTAGCAAGCTGTGTTGCTTCATTACTACAGTCCGTGAATGTGCCATTGTCTTTACTGATCTCACTATCTAATCCGGTTGCACCAGCAACGAGGTCACCGTCCGCATCGAATATTGGAAAGGTCACCTGATATGCTTGGTTCTTAACTGGAACTGGTTTTGCGTCTGTACTTGCCATGTTACCTTCCTACTTGTCCTGGTACCCACTGTCGTGACCCAGGAATGTAAAAGAATCTATATTGTGTCGGTTGCCCTCCGGCAGGAGCAGTGACTATTGGTAAAGAGAAGAACTGTGGGATAACTGGTTTGTAGAGTATCCAGGGATTTTGATAGAGTTCAAGAATTTCAATATCACTTAACACCCTGTTCCATATTGCTGTATTCGACAAGAATCCATCAAAGAACGAAACAGCATTTTCATTACAGCCAAGTCTAACTCTATCAAGGTCACCGATATCTACCGAAACTGTGTCAGTTTGTTTATCCGTGCCGTTAATAAATAATGAGCGTAAAGTGGGACTTGTTACTGTTGCCGTGACCAATCCCCAGGTATTATCCGGTATAGTGTCTGTCGATGAAAGTGTATTGTTACTCCCAAAGTCAGCTTTAAGGTTAAAGTCGATTACATTACTAGTTTGATGTACAAATGTCAAATAATCACTGTAAAATTGCTGATACAGGCAGAAAAAGTATTGCTCCGTGGTAGATGAGGGGCGCATCATCCATGTTGACATAGTCAATGGATAGGAACTCACTGGGCATGAACTCATGGTCAAATATTGACTGGACGCAGCGGTAAATCCCATTGTCCACCCTTGCCTGCCAGAAGGAGAGAAGGATGGATTATTTGACGGTATAACTGTTTTTCGTAGTATCTTCTCCGTATCCCTAACTTTATCTGTAAATGGCATCCAAAATACCAATCCATCAGCCAACGAGGAATCACGATTCAGCTCAAATTGAGTATTAGGCGCATGCCCACGCTTCCAAGTCTTTATGCCAATCGGTATCGCCGTATATTTTTTCTCCGGCTCAGGTGCTTTAGTGGGAAGTGACCAGAATTGGGGAGTGTAAGGCTTGTAGAGTATCCAAGGGTTTTTATATAACTCGTAGACTTCTGCATCGGATAGAGCTCTGTTCCAAATACAGGCGTTCATAATATAACCATTGTAATAGTTCGTTCCAGCATTTGCCTGTCTACCAAAACTTATATTATTAATACCAGACGGGACTACTGAATCTGTATTTATACCTTTATCTCCACCATTAATAAATATAGAGCCAAGAGTGCTTGATACTTCAACCGCTGTAGCAAGATACCATGTATTAACAGAACATGAACTATTCGAGGTATAGGCATAGTTATTAACATCATCTGATCTCATTAAACTAATTCTGTCGAATGTTGACTCTCGCCATATAAGCCAAGAATGCGTATTAGAAGAAGCACCTGAGTTGCCTATTCCAAGTATAGCTCCTACTGAATCTACAGTAGGATAAATCCAGCAAGACATTGACAGTGGAGCTGCTGTCACAACTGTACTACTTGCCCTCAAATACTTTGCAGAAACACTAGAAAAGCTCATAGCCCATCCCCGCTCACTGGGAATGAAGATAGGAGAGTTGTATTTCGTCAGGTTCAACCCCCTCATCCTGTCTATCAACTGTTGATCGGAGAACGGTAACCAAAATACTAATCCATCCGCAAGCGGAGTATCCCTGTTCAGTTCAAACGCTGTGTTTACAGGATGCCCACGTTTCCAGCTCTGTGTACCAATGGGGATTACTGTCTTATGTGTTGTCCTTGCTGGTGGTGACCAGAACCGAGGTTCGTAGGGTTCGTAGAGTTCGTAGGGGTGGGTATAGAGATAATAGACTTCAGCATCAGATAGAGCTCTATCCCAAATACAAGCATTGGATACTCTACCACTCAGGAAAAGTCCATATTCATACTTGCCTATATGGACAGCATCAAATGGATTTTGAGCACCACAATCATCAACACTAGTTCCTTTAGCCCCGCCATCTAAATAAACAGCCCTGTTTGCAGTACCGACGAAAGTACCACAAACATGATGCCATGTATTAGTGCTATATCCTGGTGGCACGATAGACTGCGCCGAATACGTTGCAGTACCAGCTTGATGCGCTCGAACAGGATCATTAGATAAATTTCCATTAAATGATATAGAACAATAGCTGCCAGCGTCATCAGTGATAGCTAATATTCTTTGCTGCAAATCAGCATTATCAGTCCAAGCCCATGCCGCTAATGTTAGTGGTGTAGCAGTTATTGGTGCTGACCACGCCGTAATATTTTGAGTGAGAGCATCATCAAATTCATGCACCCATCCCTTCTCGGTTGGTACAAAAATTGATGCACCATTCGGAACGAATCTTGTCTTCCGAATACGATCTACTAGACTTTGGTCAGAAAGCGGCAACCAGAGTACAAGCCCATTGGCTAATGGACTTCTTCTGTTTAACCTGAAGGCTGTTGGAGGGCGGGTCTTATCAATCCACCCTCCCGTCCCTAGCCTCAGCATGATTTACGCTCCGTCAGTAATATAGAGCGGTGTTACTTTTACCTTCTGATCGGTACCTGTTGCTGTTAGTGCCTGACCAGATTGATTACTGATTACTGGCAAACCATAGCGAGCTGGGAGGGCGAAAATCCAAGACTGCCTTTGTGGATCAGTGTCATTGGTGCAGATTAGTGAACCGATAAGGTGAAGTCGTTTCTGCACGTTTTCATCGTCATAAGCCTCATCAGAGCCTGAACATTCACCATCGTAGTTCGTACCATCATAGCTCGATGCCCAGAAAACATTCACAACATTGGCAGCGGTAGGAGCAACATTGAAGTCCAGCTCTACCTCAACCCTAACTAGATCGGGCCAGTTAGAACCGAAATCGCACTCCTGCCCAGCTCGACCACCGCCATTCGCAAGCGAGGTCAGGGTTATCACATAGTCGCCACCTGAGCTTGTCCATGTAAGAGTGGTACCTTGCTGTCTATAAAACGTAGTCATACTTTATCTCCTTAGGGAATGTCCCGGCTATAACCCCAGAACCCAAGCACGTCCTGAAAGTTAGCTTGAACCTGAGACACAATAGTGGGGAACATCGCATCCAACTCATCTCGCTTATCGGCTAGGAGCTGGGAAGGATTAGAATAGTATTGGCGAGACACTTCATAAAGTTCGCCATTCTGTAGTTGAGTGAGTTCGGCACCATCAATAAATGGCACTCTACTATTAATACTTGCACTCCCCCCTTGATACTCCACCAGCGCAGTGCGATAGTTATAGCCAACTGCATTTGTCGTGTCCGGCACGGGGACATGGAATACAACCTGATAAGTGTTGGCGAACTCGTCGGCTGCTAGAACATGATAATCAGACATTGGTTACTCCTTACTTTCATATACAGTGAAATAATCTTCAAAGCCTGAGAAAGTCACTATGCCTCTATCAAGCTTCTCGATCATGAACTTTAACAACTGGATTGCACCAGACCGCATGTACATCTCCTTGAAAGCTTCCTCGCGATCCTTGTCCTCAGTGATCCCACGTTCAACAGCCCGAGCATGGGCGGCGTTGAACTTACCCAACCACTCAGACTCCTGTATATACATGTTGCTGAGGTACTGTTCAAGGTTCTGTCTGGATATGTGCTGATCCTTCTCTCCGGTCTCGGCACGTTTCTTCTCACAAATCTCAATAAGTGCCTTTAATATGTGAAGAGCACCCTCGGACTGCTTTACAAGCTTAAAGAATGTTCCAAAGTCCTCGTTAATCCTTTCTAGGTACTCGGTACGCATTTCCTTATACATGGAGTGCATCTTATATAGCTCATCAATGTGGTAGTGCTGGAACTCCTCATAGCCGTATAGAGTGGGCGGTAACAGGGCATTGTTCTCTGGAAAGATAACAGTTGTCCCGCGACCGGCAGCCCATCCTGCTAACAGTGATACACCAACCCGCTGATAGCGGTATTCGGTGTCGGAGCGCAGCTCACAGCCAATTATATAGATAGGATTATAGCCCTCGATTTGAGCGAGGGCAATCATGTAAGGGAAACTTGAGTCCAGATACCTAGCGTTGTCAGAGCCAACGAATAGATTACCGAAGCACTCCTCCAGTACAAGATCCAATGGATACTTGACTGAGGAGGGGACTTCTTCGCACTTGTCAAGCATGTAGACAGGGTACGGAAGGTCAGTCTGAAGCCTTTTCCAGCGCTCACCTTCCAGTACCAAGTCTTTTAATGGGTGCATCTCAAAAACCCGATCAAGCCTTGGCAGGTTGTAGAGGTACGCATCGGTAAGCGACCAGACAGGCATATCTTCAAGCTTGTATATATACTCCCTTGAAGGGCCAAAACCCACCAGAGCAATCGGGTTCATGCCAGTGTTACATCAAAATCGCCAGCTGCAAACTTGAATGTATCTCCACTATTCACAGTCTTGGATGAGGTAAGAGCACCGTGGAACAGATGGTTACCACCAGTCGAGGCATCCTTGATCGCAACGTGAGATACTGTACCCCAGCTTGCGGAAGCCTGAGGGAAAGCGATCTCACTTGTGTTAGCGGTAGCGCCGTCAGATGGAGCATCCCATGCGCCCGTACCTTGCACTCTTACTCTTGCATAACTGCCACCTGCAACCTCTGTGCCACCTCCAGTGTCGGTGGTTGCAGCAGTGTATAGCGCAATCCACACCTGAGTAGCGGGAGAAGTGTAGGCAGTATTCCTTAGAATGTGATTTAGGAGAGCATTCTCCAGATAATCTGAGAGAGCGGACATTGTTACTCCTTTTTATTCTAGTACATTGACCTGAACGCCGACCCTGTTAGTGTCGGTATTCGTGTAGGCCACGTTAATAATGTCGCCCTGCAAGAACGGCAAGGGAGCACTTGGAAGATATACATAATCCGTGAGCCCTTGCAGATCCTGAGTAGCGAGCACTGTGTCGTAATCCGTGCCATCGACACTATCTATACTGATGACCAGATCTTCAGAGGCAGTCACGGTAGCGTCTACATGAACATAGACACCATGTAACATAGCCCCACCTGGGCCAACAGTACAGTCTAGGTCAATAGCGGCATCACTAGCCTGTTTGTACCTTTTGATATTGTACATAGCGTCTCCTTAGGTCTTCGTCGTTAACACCTCAAACCTGAACTTGATGAAATAATCGTAAGAATCAGGAGGGCCACCGGACTGGCGCATCTCACCGAGCAATTCGTCAGACACAATCCCTCTGGCTACATACTCGTTAGTGGTCATCACACCACTAAAGGATATACCCAGCAGTGTCTCCTCGATCCTCGATCTCACGGTTGAAACGATCTCACGGGTGGTCAGAAGGTCTTCACGAGTCCGTTCCATAAGACATCTGGCTTTGACTGTGAATCTCCTTCTCCATGTGACAACCCCTCCAACCTCTACATCATAGACCTCATCATTCCAGGCGCTACTCATTCCAGTAAAGGCACCGGATATAAAGGCATCAGGATCATTCTCGTGCAGGGTTACTGAGATACGTGCTACATCTTCCTCAGGCTCTCCCTGCAACTCTCCAAGCTTGACAACTCCAACTATTGTTGGATCATCCTCTGCGATCTCATCTATGAGAGCAACTTGAAGCTCGTCTCTGACTTTAGTAAGTATTTCATCATGAATACCACTCATCGCATCCTCCCAGGTCTGTACAGTTTGATAACCCCTCCAGGGATTCTGGATGCGATCTTGGCATGATAGTCTTCCATCAGCACATTGATCTCAGGAGAAAGAGGATTATCGTCTCTGCGACCAGACCCAGGTTTGTACGAGTCAAGTCTTGACTGCTTCCCGCGCTGTCTCTCAAAGACCTTCGCTTTCACATAGATCCTCAATAACTCAATATCCCTGTCAGGAACGGTAAAAACAAACGTACTGTCAGTTTCGCTTGCTGGGATGTCGTGAAGAGCGTAGTATGTCAGATATATACCGTCCCCATCGAGAGGAGTACCCTGTAGGTATAGAGAACTCCCCTCGATGTAGTAAAACAACGGTTTTGACTTGTCAAAATATCTGATGCCTGGACGTTCCTCTCGGTCTTCAAGGAACCTGTGCTCAGGACTCTCAACAGTGATGGCCTCAACATAGTCCGAAGGTAGGTCATAAGCCGTGCCATTCAGAGTAAGCTCAGTGCCATCGATCCTTCTAGGGAAGAATTGCGAGTAGTCCCTTATAGCGTCCTTGGTGTAGACGTAGAGCTGTTCATCGCTCCAACGAGGAGTATCCGCAGTGTCATCAAGATCATTGCGGAGATCACTCAGGAACTCAGCCCAGGTTATTGACATTTACGAAGATCCAGCGGACTCAACTACTCTGTACCACTCAGGTCGGAACAGCTGGAATTTGAACATTCCTCTCCAACCAATGCGGTTGATCAGCAAAGCGTCGTCAAACTTTGGAGGCACGATTACGTTAGGACGCTCAGCAACACCGTACACAACTCCAGGCCCGCCCCAGAAGATAGAAGCGTGAACATCTAAACCGTTGGTAACATAGTCACCGCTGGCGTGTTCCTTCAGGAGAGGCTTGTCGAAGGTCAGGCGGTTAGCGCCACCAGAGTCCACAGCCACGATCCGGCGTGTTTCCTGAGTACCGTCGGTCTCCAGTACGGTCGTACCGAGAGCCTGAGCGGAGATGGTTGCATATTGACCTTCGGCAAAGCCGGTAGAGTCAGCAACCGTCACGTAACGGGTGGAAGCAGCCTGACCTGGGACATAGATGGTGTCAACCAGTGCAGCTGAACCCTGTCCACCGACAGTATCGGCAGCCAGAGTAGTTTGATTAACAGCAGTACCGTGATTTCGCAGGCGTAGACGGTTCGTTTTCACAAAGCGAACACCAGCCCACATACCAACTTCGGCGTTGAACTTGCGTCCGGTCGACTGATAGTTTTGAACGTCCAACCAGTCAGAGCCAGCAGCAGTTCTGATGTCATGGATCACACGCGGGGTCGTCGCACAAACGATAACCCCACCACCATCCTCGGTCTGCATGATACCAGGGATCTCGTCTTCCTCGAGGGAAACACGAATTTCCTCAGCTAAGTCAGCATCAAAGATGTCGGTGCTATCCAAAGTCGCACGAGAGGTGGCGTCCCCACCGAACATCTTGTTCGGATGGGACAGGTGAGCATTGCGTGCTAGAATATCAAGGGTGTCTACAAGACTCACACCAACCTTGTTCCTAACAATACCACGGGCGTCTCCGCCGTTCAGGTAGGTCAGGATGTCAAGATGGTCTGAGAACTTCAGAATGTCATGGTACCAAGCAAGATTGATCGTCACGGTTCGTGAATCCAGGTACATACCTTTCTTCCAGATCGTGCTTTCCAATGTCTCGTTCCAGTTAGGTTCGAGGTCGTATACTTCTGAATATACGATCTGCTTGGTGTTTACAGCATTAAAATCCTCTTTGAGGATTGTATAGGGAACTAGGATGGACTGTGTACGTAATACTTCTAGAAGTATATCTTCATAGTACGTTCTCTGCCAAGTAGGTAGAGTGGTACTATAAATTGCACCAGTCTCGTAAGTGTCAGCCATTTTAGGACTCCTTATTCAGGTTTAGCCCACTCCCAGTAATGTTCCCAGAGCTTTTCCCTTTCAGGCCCAAGAGGCGTTTGCGCTAGTTGACGATTCCATTCTTCCCTTGTGGTTGGTAGTCCTTCGTCAGCAGAGGTTACGTTTGTTGGCGTCACACCAGCTAAGATCTGACTTTCACGTTGCTTAGCTATTTGATCGCCCCACGTTATAAAGTCCTTCATGATCTGTTCCTGTGCGTCAATATCCTCAACGGCAGGAATACGGTCAATAATGGTCAGCAGGCGTGGATCTAATTTCTTTGCGATCTCAGCTTTAGTCTTGTAGGCTCTCAGATCCTTCAGTTCCCTCTTGGCTTCGTTAAGCTCTGTGATCTTCTGTTCGAGGGTTTTGTCTCGCTCACCAACAGCGGCATCTTTCTCAACATCCTTAATGCTCAGATCAGATTTAAGACGCTCTAGTTCTGAGGTCTTTTCACTTAGCTGAACCTTTAGATCTTTGACTTCAACCGTGAGCTGATTAATCAAACGGGAAGCACCCTTGTAGCGTGATTCCCAATCTTCACTCGGTGGCGTTGTCACCGTTGGTTTAACCTGCTGTTCAGTACTTACGTCGTCAGTATTGTGCTGTTCAGGGGTTTCGTCAGTCATTGTTACTCCTACTCAAAAACAATATAATTGATGGTAGTGCTGGCAGACCAGTCGGTTGCCCCATCATTGTTCAAATTGAGATAAGCCGGAGCTCCACCTGAAGCATCTACAAGGTGGGCGTCTCCGTTCCATAGTACAACAGCATTTGTAGCCGTTGTCAAGACCTGCACAAGTGCATAAGAGCCGTTAAAGGGCAATGGGATCAGGATCTCTCCGGCTGTAGCCTCACCAGAGGTGGGTACATGTGAGCCGGAGGTGAACTGCTTATGTGCAGGAGCTTCGCCCCCACCGAAGGTTGCAGCATCCCAGGCGTTACCTGCACCTGCCAAGGTCTCGGTAGTCGCGGTTGCCAGTGCAGCGGGGCTGTTGCCAGCCACGAGCACAGTATTGTCATCAAATCCTACAGCTGATACAGCTTCAGTTCCGGCGTCGGAGTTGATCTCGTCCACCAGAGCGTCCGTGAATACAGCCGGAGTGAGAGTGCCAACAAGGCCAACAGGGATGTTACTGGGCGCGCTGTCACTGGTATAAATGCTCTGTGCATCAGCATGAGTGGCAGCTGTAGTTCCGCATCTGCCTCGGGCAAACCTAACGAACAGACTACGTACATTGGTGACCTTCATGATCTCGTTCTCGATCCTGATCAGGTCTCCAACACTTAACGCGCCACTCAGGTTTGAATAGGCAGTGGCATCCAACTCAACCTCAAGAGGATCTGTGGTGTTGTTAAAATCACCACCTGAGGTGTCATCGGATGAATCGGTATTGATAATATCAACTTCAAAAACGTCACTACCAATAGTGACGGTCTCGCCATTAGCCACGTTAGCAGCTACTCTAAGAACACCATAAGGAAGGTGACCGTCGCTGCTCCCTCCTGCAGCTTCCGCGGCAGCCAGCTCATCCAGTAGTAAATCAACAGAGAACTTATCAAGTGTAGCCTTCCAGTTATCCTTAATCTGCTCTTGCTTTGAGGCGGTAAAATAGTAAGCCATTCTAAATCTCCTTTATATAAGTGCCATTGGTTATAGGTATGCCTATCGGCATACAGCTATTACCATCAAAATTTATTATCCCTACCCCATTCTGCCAGTTCTCCTGAGCAGACGAGGATGGAACGATACCGTCTGTACGGCACAAGCATCCCGAACAGAAGGCATATATATATCTTGCTCCTTCACTGTCATACACGGTCTTAGAGGCGAGCTCAATGCGATGAATGTGACCAAACAAGGTGGTTACATGAGAGTCGCCAACAACCGCAGCTGCGGTCTGACCAGACTTACTCCTGACAACGTGACCATGAATGGCCCTCACAGTATTGCTGACCCAGAACTCGCCCCTTGGATAATCACCGATGTACCTGATCCCTTTGTTCTTCAGGTCGAGCAGGTATGGAACACTCATCACACTCTGATCGTCAATCTGAGATGTGGATCTCAGATCATAAGCTTGATAGAGATGCTTGATCAGATAGTCCCTAAGGCGCTTGTCATGATTGCCTTCAAGTATGATGATCTCAGAGTCTGGAGAGGCGGTGCAGAGGTTATCCAACCATACGGAGGCCGCCTGTATTGCAGGTTGCGTGGTATCCCTGAGATCGGGCGATCTAAGGAACTTGTCAGTCCACTCAGGCAGGTCAAGCAGGTCTCCGGCTATTGTAATATGGGAGAAGTCAAAGCTGGAGGCGATTTCTAGTGCTGCATCCAGCGATGGTTCACTGTGCATTGGGATAAGTTTGTCGTTACGCCTGACGTAGCCAAAGTGAGGATCAGCTAGATGGAGAACCCGTCCTTCTGGTATCAGTCCTCTGCTGACCTGCTTTCTTGGCTGCCTGTCTATGACGACAGGAGAGATAACAGGGTACACAGCAACCGGATTCTTAATGACGAGCCATGCCTTGACTTGGTAAAGTGGCTCGACAACAATGTTGCCGTGCATATCCTTAGCGCCGACCTCCCACTTGTTGACCAAATACCTCTCTACTTTCCATTTGTCAAGGTCTACCTTGGTGAATTGCAGTAATTCCTCAAGAGTATGTATCCTGTGACTATGTACAGTGATGATCTGGTGGTTGTCGTCGCCTTCAAACTCGACCTTTCCCTCAGCTTCTTCTCTCTTCTGAGCTCTAAAGATCTTACCGTGTAATTTGTTAAAGGGCATCCCTAGCTGTATGGCTAGGTCTCTTTGAGATACCCCGCTCGTGCGGTATATCTCTAGGAGTTCTTCATCTGTATATTCCAAGATCAGCTCCTGGGTTCGTCTCCGACACCGGAGTTCATCCCAGGTACGCTGCCTTTTGTATCTCGCTCATAGAGGGCATCATCAGCTAGCATCTCTTTTATGCGCTCAACCTCGCTTGTTCCCTCTCCGAGCTTCTTTACTGCGCTTTCCAGGCTTAAAGTAGGCGGCATACTGGTTAGTCTCTTAATGGTCTCATCGACTAGCTTGGCTTGATCACGAGGCAGGATGGGCGAATACTTCGGTGCCATCTCACCAGCAATGATCGCGTTCAAGGCTCTCTTCGATATATCCTCAAAGTCCTTCTGTTGAAGGATCAGTGCGGATTTTCTAGCTGCTCTGTTAAGGAAACTAGTTACATACGCTCGCTGTCTTCTAACTGCACGAATAAGCGACAGCATTCTGATTTCCAGCGTAGCACCCGACCTCTGACTCCCGCTGCTGTCCTCTCCAAAAGCGACAGGTGGGGATGAGGTGGACACACGCCCATAATCATATACAAACTGAATGTAATCAAAAGTACCATCCGGTATTGGGTTCTTAGCCTCCAGAACATCAACCTTCGGTTCTGGAGAGCTACCAATTACCCTTCCCAAGTCCCAGAACATCCCAGGATCTACGGGGTAGTTTTTGACGTTAAATTTCTTAGGCAGGTTATAGCCATACTTAATGGGGTGAGCATTGAAGTTGATCGCCTCGCCAAGATCAGCGACACGCATATTCAACTCGTCCTGCACCCTCATAACCTCTTCAGTTAGCGAATCCCCCCACCAGTGAGTAGTCCTCATTCTGGGAAGGTACTCAAAGGGAACGAACCCCCAAGGGTTAATTCCAGAGTAAGCGCCTATCCTCTTCCCATCTACGGTGTACTCGTAGGTCATTGGAGTCCAGTGTTCCACACAAACAGCGGTATCCTTATCACTAGTGATACCATACTTAATGCGAGCCTGTTCTCTCGTGATCTCAGAGACAATATAGACCTCTAAGAGATTATCAATCTCCTGAGGGTCGTAGATAGGGAAGAAGGTGTCCAGAGGAATCCTTCTCCACTTGACTTTGCTAACCAAGCTCTTCTCTGCGGAGACCTTCATGGCAGCCCCGCCGTAAATATTAGCGTCCAGCGCAAGCTCCCAAAGCAAGCTCTCAGCGCTACTTCCAATTAAAATGTCCCTCATAATGAGGGAAGCATTCTTGTGATTATCTGTGACCTCTAAGTTCTGGATCGGCTCAAACGAAACAATCTCGTCGCCCCACTCCCCAAATAATGAATCAGCCTGAGCAATACAGAGCATCCTTACCAAGTTGATACCAACAGGGTACAGCTCTATATCCTTGTCATCCGATCCGGCGGTGTTGGGGATTGTCTCGTTAAAAACACTACCGTCAAAGTACTTACGGAATTTAGCTCTGAGATTGATCTCTTGATCCCAAGAGTATCTTGTTGATTGGCTTATCCCACCGAGGTCTGACCATTCGGGAAAGTTCATAATAAAAAAAACGGAGGTTCCTCCTCCGCATGTCAGGGTTAAGAAAACTTATACTTCTTCACAAACCTTATGCCACTCTTCGTCTTTCCACTTGATGTGGCGGACGATGGCTCTGAGTTAAAGATGACTATAGTATCAAAATATCGTACTCCACCTCTAACTGTTTTTAGGAAGTTCGCCGTGATAGGGAAGACTTCCGCATCAATGGTCGGTTTGTCCTCATCAATCTCAACATCTAAAAGCTGACCATGTTCTATGGATCTGAAAGCACGTATCAGCTCAAGCTCTTTGAGGGTAACCTTCATTACAGTTTTTACCATAAATAGCACCTCATGTCAAGTTTACCTTCTTCGTTTTCTACCTGTTCTTATCTTACGATCACGTCTGTAAGCCGCAGGCCCATAGTAACTGTCTGCTTCATCGTCGGGCTCTGGTGCGAACCTCATCCCAAAGGCGACCATCGCTAATGCCATTGTAATGTCCTGAGGAAACCCAGCTTTTCTATCGTTCTCCCTCGTATAAGTGGACATCTGGCGCAATAAGCCTTTGATCGGAGGCCACAGAATATCGTGGTTTGTAACTGCGAGGCTTAAACTGTTAAGCGCTCCATCCTTGTCCTGCGAGAAGTTCATCTTATCAGTGTCAATTCCGTGCTGCTCGAAGGCAATTTCCTGAAGCATCTTCTGAGGGCCGGTCGTGTCCAGCAGTTTAATCGCCGGACGGTATTTCTGTAAAGCGTACCTGTAGCTATCCAAGAAGGGCAGATAGCTACCGTTCCCCGCTACCCAATCAAAGTAAACGACTGGGGATGGTTTCTTCTCAATATCAACAACAATTATAACGGCAGAGTTCCTTCTTGGGGGATCGTCAATTCCAGGGTCACCTGCCATGACATGAACACCACTACTGGGGAGCTCAAACTTGGTAATACCATGTCTGGGGTGCTCCTCCCACTCTCAGGGTTCAGAGCAAGATAGGCAGCATCGTAAAGAGCCTGAGAAGTACAGGCGTCCAGATGCGATTTCGGGAACATGGAGAGACCGTAGTCGGGGAACATGGCGTTCATCTCCACGTCTATCATCTCATCCGTGTACTCAGCCTCCATCAACTGTACCTGTCGTTCCGTCAGATATGTGTTATCTCGTGTCCTTGCCCTTATGGAGATATAGTGTTCCAGATCAGCTTTCTCGTGACCCTTCCAGCCTCTATAAAACCTGTCCTCGAGCCACAAGGCGGCGGTAGGAGAGCTGAGTACGTCAAGTCTTGCCATTCTCTTATGACCATTAGGGCGCACTCCTCTCAAGCGACCTCGGAGTACCTTAACTGTACTTCCTATGCTATCAAGCCCAGCCTCGTCATAAGCGATCCGGTCATACTCAGAACCACGGATAAATCTGGCGTCAAACCCACAGGTACGAAATTCCCACTCTGAGAAGTTCTTGAACTTGATTATGGGCCAGGGGCGGAGCTTAATATCCTCAATGAGGTGCTCCACATGATCATTGCCCTCAGTCCATGACATGAACATGTCAAAGGGGAGTTCTGCCTGTTTTGCCGTTACACTTGTACTTAATGCTCTGAAATAAGGAATGGATAAACAATCAGCGCCTATTGAAGAGGCTTCACCGGAAGTCTTGCCAGCTGCGATACCAGCCAGTAATGTCGTATTCATCTGGGGGGCCATGTGCCATGCGTACTGGTATGGAATCGGCGTCACTCCAAAATACCATTCTGTAGCAAGGTGGTATCCCCCGTTCTTCCTCCGTGCCAATGGAAGAAGTCTCTCGTCGGCAGGATTGGCTATCATTTATCCCACGCGTGTCCACATCGGAGACAATGATACTTGTCATCCTCGAAGTAGATGTCATCGCTTCTGCACTCTG